CATATATGTTTTTGTATAACGGACAGACAAAGAGAGTTCACCCGATACTGTCTGACGATACCTTACGACACGTCTTTAATCGACTGGCAAACATACGAGATACGGAGCGAGAACAATTTGACAATGTGGCAGGCTTGCAGATTGAAAGCAATCCTGAGTACAGTTATCTTGACAGTATGGTGATTAAACACTTCGAGCGAAAGCACCACCGAAAAACCGACTACTCGATAACGCATTTTGTATACAGCGAGGAATACTTAGAAAAATTAGCAAATGGTGTTGTAGACCATTGAAAGGAGTTTGAGAAATGACAATTAACGTAAAACTTGACGAGGGAGCTTTTATGCCCGAAAAAGCACACGCAGCAGACGCAGGCTACGACATAAAGACACCAACGCCGTTTATGATATTCGCAGGACAGAGCACAGTCGTTGACACAGGTATCCACGTTGAAATCCCACGAGGCTATGTCGGATTTTTGAAAAGCAAGAGTGGCTTAAATGTGAAAAACTCAATAACTGGCGAGGGAGTTATCGACAGCGGATATACAGGCGCAATCAAGGTCAAGCTGTATAACGACGGAATGTACGACTACTCATTTGCGAGGGGTGCAAAGATAATTCAGCTTGTTATCCTGCCAATTTTGGAAGCGACGCTAAAACAGGTCGATAACCTTGCAGGAACAGAACGCGGTGATAACGGCTTCGGGAGTACAGGCGTATGATGAAATGTTACAGAACAGCTTGCAGATTTAACAAACTAGAGAATTGCACCAGTCCGAAAGATTATGCGGAATGTCAGGCTGTGATAGCACAGGTCAGAGGTATTGACCTGACGGAATGCGAATTTTGCACCGAACAAAATGAGGGGCTTCCAAAGTGGGTATTCACACCCGACACCGACGGCGTAATACTTGATGATACCAAAATCTGCATTACACAGCTTGAAAAGAGCAAGGCACTTGTTTTTACAAATTGTGCGGACAGCAAGGGCTATGGATTTTTAAATATCGGGTTCTGCCCGAAATGCGGACGAAAACTTGATTAGACAGCGAGGGTACTTTTATGACAGCACAAACATTTGCACTAATAGGGCTTGCAATTCTGATAGCGATAGTAGGTGTAAGCGGACTTCTAAGCGTGATTTGCGACTTGATAGACGCTTCAAGCTACGAAAAGCTGCGAGGAAAACAGCTAACGCACTACATCACACTTGACGAGTGCAGACAGATTTACGGAAAGAGTTATCAGTACTGCGTGGCGACAATGGACGGCGTACCTTTGTGGGTGTGCAAGGATTTGAAATCAGCACAAGAACGATTGAAGCAACAGCAAAGGGAATACGCAAGAAACGGCAATATAATGGCTATGAAAATAATCAAATTAAGCGAGGTGGAGTTATGAACCCAGCACTTGGAATAATAATCGTTATAATCTGTGTTGCGGTGTGGTTTATCGCATACAAATTATATAAGCCTATCGGAAAAATCATAGGCAAAATCGGACATAGTGCAATTGACACTATGAAAGACAAAAATAATAGCGAAAGCGAGGAAAAGGATAATGGAAAAGAGTAAATTAAAGAGTGGGCTAATTGGCGGAATATCATTAGCGGTAATTATTATTCTTGCGGTAATTTTAACGATACTCTGCACAACGAGAGTACCAGCAGGCTATGTAGCGGTACAGTATTCCGTAAACGGCGGTGTAAAAGATGGAGTTCTCACACAGGGCTGGCACATCAAAGCACCAACCATCAAAACGACGTTATACACAGTCGGAATTGAGCAGTCTTATCTGACTTCGGGCAAGGACGGCGACAGCAAAGATGATGAGAGTTTCACAGCAAGCTCCAGCGAGGGTAAAGCAGTAACCATTGACTTGACATTCACATATCAGTATCAGGCTGAGGATGTTGTGAGCGTGTTCACAACGTTTAAAGGTCAGAGTGGTAAAGAGGTCAGAGATAGCTTTATCAAGCCTAACATTGTTTCTTGGACGAAAGAGGTTGTAGCAAGATACAAGGTATCGGACATCTTGGGTTCAGAGAGGGCAAATATCAATGTTGCGTTATCGGATTACCTTGCGAATAAGTTTGAGAAGTACGGCGTTACAATCAGCAATGTGTCGCTCATCAACATTGAAGTTGACGACGAAACGAGAGAAGCTATCAATGCAAAGATAACAGCGCAGCAGAACGCCGAAACACAGGCTATCAACAATCAGACAGCGATTGACAAGGCAGAAGCAGAGGCAAAAGTCAAGCTGACAGAGGCACAGGCAGAAGCAGACGCACAGAAAATAAAGGCAGAAGCAGAGGCAGAGGCAAATCAGAAGATTGCAAGCTCACTTACTTCTGAATTGATTGAGAAAATTAAGTACGAGAAATGGGATGGAGCGTTGCCACAGGTTCAAGGCAGTAGCACACCTATCATCAATTTAGCGGAATAAGGAGATTGAGTATGATAACAATTACAGCCTGCACAAAATCAACGTCAGACAGCGAAACTAAAATGTGCGAGAAGCTGTCTAAAATGGACGAGGCGAACCGAAAACTTGCAAGACAGGTTATTTATCTCTTGAAAGAATTAAACGCAAGGAACGGCGAAATAGAAGCCTTGAAAGCGGAGCTTGAAAAAGTGAAAGTGAAGTCAGAAGTGAAACCAGAAGATATGGCAGAGCAGAACGACACAGAGAACACATACGCAAGAAACGCTAGAATAATGCACAAAATGATTGCTTTGGAGCGAGAAGCGGAAACGGCGAAAAGGGAATTAGAAGAAAAGTGCATAAGAGAGGCAAAATACAAAGAGTATCTCGAAAAGAACGGATTAGAGGGCTTGTATTCAGAGTGGGAAGAACGCTTAAAAAATGAACGGCTGGAAAATGAAAATGTCGTATTGAGGAAAGATATTGAAACTCTGAAAGCGGAACTGGCTGACTTGCGTAAAAGTCTTAATGAAGAATGGCTGACAAATGCAAGGCACGAAGAAGCAGGACGCTGATTTGTCAGAAAGACACGAGGGCTGATTATGGACTATGATACCGCTATAGCGATAGGCTCACTAGCCAAAGCAATAGAAATCTTAGGAATGGGAATAGCTGAAATCCTTGTAAGTATATCGCCCGACAAGAAATCGGCGAACAGGTACGCGCACGAGTTAGAATTAGCAATGCAAATGGCTTTAACCCGTGCAGAGTTCCACGATGAAGATTGGGTTGAGGACGACGAGGACGAGGAAGATTGAAAGGGGTGCAGACTTGACAGAAAGAGAAATCAAGTTAAAGGTTATCGACAATGCAGAGGAAATAGCAAAAATACTGAACAAGCACCGAGATTGTGAAGTACGGATTGTGAGGGATAATCTCACCATAGCGGAAGTGACAAAGAAAGTTGTGATTAAATGAAACCACTTGAAAGAATATTTTTTATGCAATGCCACGATTATTGGGCTTCACCCTACTTAGATGGTTGCAATACGAATGAAATTATCAGCGAAATGGCTCATTGGGGATTTAACGAGAAACGCCTACGACGCTATGTGAAAAAGTGGCTCAATAATGGTATCTGCACCCATAACGCCGAAACAGGTATGTTAGAGTTTATTCCCGACAAGCTATACGGCGAGTATCAAGTAATACATTGGAAAAAGATGACATATGGTATGACTGATTTTGAGGGAGAGTGACAAGATGACAAACATTCTATACCTAGCCAACACAGCAAACGAAGCAGACGGCTTTTTCAAGGAGTTATCCGCAAACAGCCTGTTAGAAAAATACGTCAAGAAAGATATGCGAGCGCAGACAGGAAACCTCGTACTGTGGGGAGTTGGCTTAACATCAACGTCTTTCGGCACGTTGCCAAAGATTAAATATGTCGTGGATAACTCGTACATCAAGACTAGGAAAATGCAGATGAAGCGTGACGCTGTGATGATAAAGCTGGCAGAGAACGCAAAGGAAATAGGCGAGAGTAGGCTTATTGAGATGTTGCGGAAAGAGATTGAGAAAAGCAGAGGTGACAGCAATGGAAAATCCGAGCATTAAAATTGAGAGTGACGGAGTAAAGACAGAGATATACCTAGATGGTAAGCAGATAAAAGGCGTGAAGTCAGTTGAGTTCACGCAAGATATTGAAACTTGTCCATCACTCAAACTTGAAATTATAAGATAGCATAACAGGCAAGGCAATATTAAATAACACGCTGATAAAGTATGAGCAGAAAATATTTTAAGTTAAAAACAAGATAAGATACGCAAGATTACTAATCTAATATCAAGCATAGATATGAACATATAACATTTTAAGGCACACTCGACAGGGAGAGTGTGTAACAAGTCGAAATGGAGGCTTCTTTTTGTAACGAAAGGAGGTCTCCATCTTTTTATGGCAAGCAAGGAACTGATAGCTGCTATCGAAGATTACGAAGCATACCACAAATCAAACGGCATAACAGACGAACTGCTTGACGCGTATTGCAAAGCGTCACAAGTTGCCTACGCCGAGAACGACAAGGCGTATGCGCTCAAAGTTTCCACAAGGGCAAAAGAACTGATAGAAAAATATGTGCTGAAAGAAGCAGATGGCACGATATGGCAACTTGAAGAATATTCACAGGCGCACAACGAGCCGTACAAGATATTAGAGCAATACTATGATGTTTTGCGGACGGAAAGCCACGATAGGTTTGAAAGTTTTATGCTGTATATGGAGAAGAAACGCCCTATCAGAGAGAGGTTTTATCAGCCGAGAATAAAGCCGTTGAAGCAAGTAGCAGATGGTATACAGGACTTGTATGATGATATACTAGATGAATTGTTTGTAAATTGTCCATCAAGAATAGGAAAAACACAAATAGTAAAGTTGGGCTTCTTATGGTTTGGCTCAAATAACCCCGAATTATCAAATCTCTACAGCGCGTATTCTGACAAAATCACAAGCGGATTTTACGACGGCTTGATAGAACTGATAACAGACCCAACCTACACCTACGCAGAGATATTTCCACGAAATGTTGAGAAGAAAATCATCACAGACGGCAAGGACTTGACAATAGACCTTGTGCGAAAGAAAACCTACCCGACATTCACCTCACGTTCTATCTACGGAACATTGAACGGAGCTTGTGATTGCAGCGGACTAGCCGTAGCAGACGACTTATTCAGCGGTATTGAGGAAGCACTAAGCACAGACCGACAGGAAACTGTTTGGGGCAAGTTTGATAACAACTTTATGAAGCGTCTGAAACGCAAGGCGAAGCTAATCAATATGGGTACTCGTTGGGCTATCAAGGACGTACAGGGCAGACGGCGAGAACTGCTTGAATATAACGACGAGTACAAAGATGTAAGGTGGAAAGCGATTGTTATTCCTGCATTGAACGAAAATGATGAGAGCAACTTTGACTATCCGTACAACTTGGGCTATTCAACAACGGACTACCGCAAAATACGAGCGTCCTTTGAAGATAACGACGATATGGCGAGCTGGTTCGCACAAGACCAGCAAGAGCCGATTGAACGACAGGGCGCGTTATTCACAACGGACAATATGAGGTTTTTCAAGCCCGACGAACTACCCGACACAATACCCGACAGAATATTTGCAGCGACAGACCCAGCATACGGCGGTGGTGACTATGTTTCAATGCCGATTTGCTACCAGTTTAATGAAGATTACTACATTGTGGACGCGGTTTACAACGACGGCGACAAGGAAGTAACCATACCAGAGGTAACTAACAGGATTGCAAGCCACCTTGACAAGTTTGGGCGAAAGACCGCAGAGGTTCACTTCGAGGAAACAAAAACCACGTCAGAGTTCAGAACCTTGTGTGAAAAAGAATGGGAGCGACTAGGAGTAGCGGTCAATGCAACCCACGACCCAGCACCGAACAAAATCAGCAAGGACGACAGGATTAAAAACCACGCGCCCGACATACGCAAGCTGTATTTCCTTGATATGAACTATCGTTCAAAGGAATACAACAAGTATTTTCAGAATATCTTAACGTACAAGTACGACAGCAAGAATAAGCACGACGACGGCGTAGACAGCACAGCCCAGCTATGCGATATGATTTACGGCGCACGTCGGGAACATAAAACAAGAATTATGAGAAGCCCAATTTAGAAAGGAGTTTATATGACAACCAAAGCGTATTTACAAAGCGTAGAACGTATCGAGAATATGATACGCAACAAGCAGTTAGAGATTAAACAGCTTGAAACCACAATAACCATCAGCTCAAAACCGACGGACGCAGAACACGTTATGTCAACACCCGATATGCACAGGTTCGATAACTCTGTTTCTAAAATCGTGGACTTGGAAAACGAGATACAGGCACTTATTGACGAGCTGCTTGAAACCCGAAACAGGATTGTAGAACAGATTGACAGTATGACTAATTTTGACTACTACAATATCCTCTCAATGAGGTACGTCGGCAGGCTCACGTTTGAAAAGATTGCTTTCAACACAAACTGGAGTATGCGAAAAGTGTTTCAGATACACGGCGAGGCACTAAGGGAATTTGAAAATCTGTACGGCACAGGGTATCTAAATGAAAATCGTGCATAGTTTTGCATAGTTTTGCATAGTATTTCATATTGTGTGTAAGAAACTTGCGTGTTACACTAAAAGCGTGAAAACAGATGATTGCAAGTTCATAATCCATATTAGTTTCATTATCCTTACAAGAGGGAGGGCGTAACAGCTCTCCCTTTTGTTATGCGATAAAGGAGGTTGCTATGGTTGAGATTTATTACAAAAACAAGGACAAGAACATCTACTGTCCTAGATGTGGGAATTTTCTTATGCAGGCAGATAAGAGGGATATAAACGTACACAAACTTGCGTGCAGGAAATGCGGCAAGTGGATATGGTTTAAGCCTGCTGATGATGATTACCACGAAATTAAAGAAATTCCTGACAGCCGTACTTCACATGGCTTAACTTTTTATTAGAGGTGCAAAATGAACAGAGGGCGCAAGGTTATATTCACAGATGAAGCTGTGATAACAAGTGAAAACATAATAGCGGTGCTTCAAAAGGCAATGCCTGACTTTATCAGCATAGCAAGTGAATGTGACTACCTCTTGAAATTTGAAGCAGGAGAACAGCCGTTACAGCGCAAGAAAGAAAAGCAGTACCGCAAGGACATTGATTTCAAGGACGTTGACAACGTGGCTAATGAGGTTACGGAATTTAAGCTGGGCTTTAACTGGGGCGACCCTATCACATTCATACAGCGCGGTGAAAAGGATAGCGGGGCAAAGGGTGAACCTGACGCAATAGCACTTCTTAACGAGTGCTACGAAACGGACGGAAATAAATCAAAAACACAACAGCTTGCAAGATTTATTGAAATCACAGGCATTGGATATACATTCGTTGACATAAATACAGATTACGTTGACGGCGACAGTTATTTTAATGTGAATGTGCTTGACCCTAGATGGGCGTTTGTTATCCGTTCAAGCAGATATACAGACCATAGGATTATGTTAGGCGTGTCGCTTAGAAAAGACGACTTAGGCAATTTCTATATGACGTGCTTCACGCCACGCGAGCGTTTTGAAATCCTCAATCTTGCAAAGATTGTAAATAGCAAGACTGTTAAGGAAACAGACACATCAAGGGCGTGGAAAGATACCGACAGATGGAAAGAAACAGAGCGCAGTGGTGAATTAAATCCGCTGGGCGTTATTCCTATTATCGAGTATCAGCGTTCACACGATAGGATAGGGTGCTTTGAAAGACAGATTGACGCAATGAACAACTTAAATCTGTTGTGGAGCGACTATCTGAACGACGTAGACCAAAATACACAGGCTATATGGCACGGAAACGACATTGAGTTTCCAAAAGACGAAAACGGCGACGACATAAAGCCCGAAACAAATGATTGGATTTTGACATTCACTACGCAGGACGGCAAGACACCTTTTGTTAAGCCGCTTGCGGTTGAATATGATTTCAACGGAATGAGGGAAATGATACTTGCCAAGCGAGATTTAATCTTGCAGAAATGCGATGTACCAAACAGGGCAAATGCTTCTAACTCAACAGGAATGGCAACATCGCAAGCTGCTGGGTGGGAAAATGCAGAAGCCGCAGCTTGCAAGGAACAGAACATTATCGAAACTTGCAAGATGGACGAGGTTAAGGTTGTTATTCAAGCAATCAGACGTTCTTCTGATGTTCCACAGGATAGCCCACTTTTAACATTAAGGCATTGTGACATTCAGCCGAATATCAAGCGTCAAAAGACTTACGAAATGGTTACAAAGTCAACGTGCTTCGGAAACCTTGTATCTCACGGAGTAAACGGACTTCACGCATTGAAAACAATCAAACTTTTCGACGACCCGAACCAAGTTTACGCAGATTCAAAAGAGCTTATAGATAAATATCAAGCGTCGCTTTTTGACAAGACCAGCGCAAGCGATAACAGCGGCACAAGCAACACGGACGGCGGTTTAATGGCGCAAGTCACAAACAGTCCTTATGTGGACGGCAGAAGCAATGAAGAATTGTCAGAACCGGAAGAGGGGTAGTCTATGGCAGATTTTGACGAAATCCACGCACTAAACCAAAGAGCCGTTCCGTATGATGTTTATTTTGGCGAAATGAGCCTGACGAAAGAGCAGAAAGAGGAACGCAAGAAGTTAGCAGAAGAAATTGAGGACGCTTTACTGTTCTTATTCGCACTCATTGAGGTTTACAGAGAATACACCAAAAACAGCGAATACGGACTAGCTGCATACATTGAAATCATCATAATGCAGTTTAAGAACCGATACAGTTCGATTTTACAGCAGAACGACAGACTAGACGAATACTTGAATGAGTATTTAGACCTATACGCCGCAGAGGTTGTAGAGACGACAGTAAAGCACATTGATGAAGAATATTACACGTCGCAGGACAGGGCAATGTATAACGCCGAGAATGAAGCTAACAGCGTGAAGAATTACACCGATTATCGCAAGGCAATAGAAAAGGGCAAGACCAAAAAGAAATGGATTGATATGAGGGATAAGAGGGAACGCAAGACACATTTAGAGGTCGGCGGTACTGTAATTCCTATCAAGTTTCAATACATCACATGTTACTGTTCCACTTGAACAGATGGATTTTATTGGAAAGAATCAGACGTTTCAATACATCACATGTTACTGTTCCACTTCTGACATACTAAACTGCTGGATTGAGTTCTCTGGTTTCAATACATCACATGTTACTGTTCCACTTCATTACCTCGTACAGCAT